ATGGACAAGATATTAACTTCACAGGAATTGCTAACCCTCAAAATGTAACTTTGGTGGGTAAAAATATTGCAGACATTGCCACAGGTGTAACATCTATGGAAGCCTTGGGTCAAGGTCTTGCATCTAATGCCGGAAGTATATTAAATACCGTTATGATTGGTAGAAATACAGGTAATAATGCTACAGGAAATTTTGATGGAATTATTGCTATAGGACATGCTTCCTTGTCAAACGATTTATCCATTTGTGAGGACACTATAGTGCTCGGTGACTTTACAGCTTCAGGTCCTAAAGAGATACAAGACACGATTGTTATAGGTCGTTCTTGTATTCAGCAAGCTGAGGAGGTTCTTCAAAGTGTAGTGATAGGTAGAGATGTCTTTAAAGATTTAAACTATTCAGGAGGTGGAGGATTAATTGAAACAAGATTAAATGAAACGGTAGCTATTGGATATGGAGTTGGAGCCCAAATAGGTGACGAGTTAGTATCTGAAAATGTTTTTATCGGTACGTTTGCTATGGCGAATTCAAATCAGAGCACTAATGTTCAGAATGCAAATCAAAGGAATACAGTCCTTGGTTCTAGAGCTGCACTTAATTTAGGACTTGGTAACAGTCCTAATGGACAGCCTATTAATGATAATGTTTTAATTGGATATCGAGCAGGTTGGGCAGGTGCTAATAATAATGTTGTAGCTTATGAGCATAACATATATATAGGGTCAGACGCAGGAGCTGAAGCAGAAGGCGTAGGTAATGTAGGGATTGGGCAAAACTCCAACGCTGCATCAAACCTAGGGTTTTATAATACAGCCGTGGGTGTAAACTCTTTACAGAGTCAGACAGGTGGAGACTTTAATGTAGCTATAGGTAATGATGCGTTACAGCAAATGACAACTGCTACTAATAATACGGCTGTTGGTAAAGCAGCAGGTTCTACGAATGTAAACTTTAGTAACACAACTTCTGTAGGACATAACTCTCAACCACAAGCCAATGATGAGATAGTATTAGGAGACAATGCAGTTACAACTTTAAGATGTAACACTCCGGTTATTTCAGGTCTTTCTGATGTAAGAGATAAAGATAACATTGAAGAATTATCTTGTGGTCTAGATTTTATAATGGACTTAGAACCTGTATCATGGGATTGGGAAAGAAGAGATGGAACTATGAAGGGTAAAAAAGGTTCCGGCTTTGTAGCTCAAGAAATTGATGAGACTGTTCAAGAGTGGGAAGCAGAAGATATATTACCCTCTTTAGTAAATAAAAATAATCCTGACGCTTGGGAAGTTGGTAACGCAGCACTTATACCTGTGTTAGTAAAAGCTATTCAAGAACTCAAGGCAGAGCTTGACGAGTGTAAGGCAGGAAAGTAATTTTAATCAAATGGAAATAAGAAAAATTTCTATAGGTCCTGATTATAAATCAGGAGGAATGCACTATTTGGTAGGTCAATCAGTTCTTAATGGTAGGCATACTATTCACTTAATTAAATATAGCGATGCACAGGATGCTTATCAAATCTACATAGAAGATAAAGATGAGCAAGAAGTTCTGTTGTGGAAACAATTTAATGGAACTATGCCTATATCTCTAGAATTTAATATCCACTTTTAATCAAATGAAATATAATGAAGTCACCCAATCAATTTATAGTTGTCCCTAAAAATGACAGAAGGTACGACAATATAAAAGATATAGGAGGTACTCAAGTTATTTTAGACTCCTCAGAAGAATCACATTCTTTTTCAAACCGTGAGGCTGTTGTTTTTTCCACACCGATTGATTATCAAGGACCCATTGAAGAAGGTGATACTATTTTAGTTCATCACAATGTTTTTAAATTCTTTAATGATATGCATGGAAGAAGGCAAAGTGGCAAAAGTTTTTTTCGTGATAACAAGTTTTTTGTAGACGATACTCAATATTTTATGTATAAAAAAATGACTCAATGGATAGCTGTTGAGCCTTTTTGTTTTGTAGCACCATTGCCAAAAATTGATACATATATATATAAGAATATAACTAATGAACCTTTAATGGGGGTGATGGAATATACTTGTCCCTCAATTGATAGTCAGGGAATAAAACAAGGAGATATAGTTACTTTTATGCCTGACTCTGAATATGAATTTAGATTAGATGACAGAATACTTTATCGTATTCGTTCTAAAAATATAATAGCTTATGAATCTAAAAGAGACTAAACTTAAGATAATAAATGCCGGATATAGAGCAGTAGAGCAACTTATTAAAGTTGCTAAAGAAGATATTATAAAATTAGATAATGATGATGACTTAGCTGCTGATAGATTAAAGAATGCTGCAGCTACAAAAAAATTAGCCATCTTCGATGCGTTTGAAATACTTACACGCATAGAAGCTGAAAAGGAAGCTATTGAAATGGGGGAAGGAAAGCCGAGGTCTAAACAAGGATTTGCAGAAAGCCGTTCTAAATGATTGAAGTATTAAAAAGCTATATACCTAAAAACGTAGTCTCTAATAAAAACAGAGCTAGAAGTTGGCTGTATGGTTATGATAAAAAATATGATATAGTAATTATCTCAAAGAATGGTCAGATAGGTGAGATTGTAAAAATCTCTGATTTAAAAATAGCACTACCTAAAATTCCTAAAGAAGTTTACAAAAGACATGAAAGTAAATTAAAACAATATTGGGAAAGACAAGAGCTGCCTAAAAACTTATCTAGAATTAAATCTATATTTCAATGGAATGAAATGCCTAACTCATTCAAAGATAAATATGTTGATTACATAGAACAAGAGTTTGATTATAGAGAACAAGGATATTGGTTTATGAATAGAGGTGTGCCTACTTATATTACAGGCTCACATTATATGTATCTTCAATGGACTAAAATTGACGTAGGTTATCCTGACTATCGTGAAGCTAATAGAGCATTCTTTATTTTTTGGGAAGCCTGCAAAGCTGACCCAAGAAGTTATGGAATGATATATCTTAAAATAAGACGTTCAGGATTTTCGTTTATGGGTTCTTCTGAATGTGTTAATACAGCAACCTTAGCTAAAGATTCAAGAATAGGAATACTATCTAAGACAGGTGCTGATGCTAAAAAGATGTTTACCGATAAGGTAGTGCCAATCTCCAATCGACTTCCTTTCTTTTTTAAACCTATTCAAGACGGAATGGATAAACCTAAATCGGAACTTGCGTATAGGGTTCCGGCATCTAAGATTACCAAGAAAAACATGCACGAGGTTTTTGAAGATGATATGCAGGGATTAGATACTACTATTGATTGGAAAAATACTGACGACAACTCTTATGATGGAGAGAAGCTTTTGCTTTTAGTACACGATGAAAGTGGTAAGTGGGTAAAGCCAAATAACATTTTAAACAATTGGAATGTAACTAAAACTTGTTTAAGATTAGGTAGTAAAATTATCGGCAAATGTATGATGGGTTCTACATCTAATGCTTTAGAAAAAGGAGGGAGTAATTTTAAAAAGCTATTTGATGATTCTATTGCATCGGAAAGAAATGCTAATGGTCAGACTAAAAGTGGATTATATAATTTGTTTATTCCTATGGAGTGGAATATGGAGGGGTTTATTGATAGGTATGGAATGCCTGTTCTAGAAGTTCCAAAAGTAGAAGCAGAAGGAGTGGATGGACAGCCTATATATACAAGTGCTATAGAGTATTGGAAGGGTGAGGTTGACTCGTTAAAGTCAGACCCTGATAATCTAAATGAATTTTATAGACAGTTTCCTAGAACCACAGCTCACGCATTCAGAGATGAAAGTGTTTCATCTATATTTAATCTAAGTAAGTTATATCAGCAAATAGATTATAATGACTCTATGATTAAGGAGCACCACATCACTACAGGTAAATTTGTATGGAAGGATGGAATTAAAGATTCACAAGTAATATGGATTCCGGACAAAAAGGGAAGGTTTAATATTTCGTGGTTGCCTTCAGCTAATATTCAAAACCATGCTCATGAAAGAAACGGACTAAAGATTCCCGGCAACGAACACTTAGGGGCTTTTGGTTGTGACTCCTATGATATTAGTGGAGTAGTTGGTGGTGGTGGTTCTAATGGAGCTTTACACGGACTAACAAAGTTCAACGTAGATGATGCTCCAAGTAATGAGTTTTTTTTGGAGTATATTGCAAGACCACAAACTGCTGAAATATTTTTTGAAGATGTTCTAATGGCTTGTGTATTTTATGGTATGCCAATCTTAATAGAAAATAATAAACCTAGACTGTTATACCATTTTAAAAATAGAGGATATAGAAAGTATTGTATGAATCGACCTGACAAACAGTTTAATAAATTATCTAAAACCGAAAAAGAATTAGGGGGTATTCCAAACACAAGTGAGGAAGTAAAGCAAGCACATGCTGCTGCCCTCGAATCTTATATAGAAAAACATATTGGAATTGATTTTGAAAACATCTTTAGACCACAAGACGAGATGGGGACTATGCCTTTTAATAGAACTCTTTTAGATTGGGCAAAGTTTGATATTAACCATAGAACTAAGTATGATGCTAGTATTAGCTCAGGTTTAGCTATAATGGCTTGTCAGAAGCATTTGTATGTGCCTGAAAGAAAAGATTCAAAAATAAAACTTAACTTTGCAAGGTATACTAATACCGGCATACAAAGCGAATTAATTAGATGAAAGATGTAAAAGTAAACATAACCGAAGCAGCTTTCCCAAGTCAATTTGTATCTGACGCAGAAAAAGAAACTCAGGAGTATGGCTTGCAGATAGGTCAAGCAATACAATACGAATGGTTCCGTAGGGATGGGGTTAGTTGTAGATTCTATGACCAATTCAGACAATTCCATAGACTTCGGCTATACGCAAGAGGAGAACAATCTGTAGGGAAATACAAGAATGAATTAGCTATCGATGGAGATTTAAGTTATTTAAACTTAGATTGGACACCGGTTCCTGTCATTCCTAAGTTTGTAGATATAGTTGTCAACGGAATGTCCGACAGGTTATTCAAGGTTAAGGCATATGCGCAAGACGCAATGTCACAATCCAAAAGGAGCAAGTATCAAGATATGGTAGAGGCTCAAATGGTTTCAAAAGATTTCTTACAAAGCTTACAGGCAAACTCAGGCTTTGACCCGTTTATGGTTTCACCTGAACAGCTACCTCAATCCGATGAGGAGTTATCTTTATACATGGAGCTTAACTATAAACCGGCAATTGAAATTGCAGAAGAAGAAGCTATCAATACAATCTTTGAGGAGAACCACTATATAGATTTAAGAAAAAGATTAGACTATGACTTAACCGTTTTAGGTATCGCAGTTACTAAACATGAGTTCTTACCGGGAGCAGGAGTTGAAGTTAAATATGTTGACCCTGCAAATATAGTATATAGTTATACGGAAGACCCTCACTTTAAAGATTGTTTTTATTGGGGAGAAGTTAAGACTCTTCCTATTATTGAGTTGATGAAGATAGACCCATCTTTAACTAATGAAGATTTAGATGAGATAAGCAAGTATAGTCAGAATTGGTATGACTATTACAATGTAGCTCAATACTATGAAAACGATATGTTTTATAGAGATACCTGTACTTTACTTTATTTTAACTATAAGACAACTAAAAAAATAGTATATAAGAAAAAAATATTAGCTACCGGTGGTAATAAGGTTATTGAAAAGGATGACCAATTTAATCCACCTGTAGAGGTTATGGAAGAAGGTAACTTTGAAAAGCTAGAAAAAACTATTGATGTATGGTATGATGGAGTAATGGTTATGGGTACAAACATTTTATTAAAATGGGAGTTGGCTCATAATATGGTTAGACCTAAGTCTGCTTCTCAACATGCATTACCAAACTATGTGGCTGTAGCTCCAAGAATGTACAAAGGAGTGGTTGAATCATTAGTTAGAAGAATGATTCCATTTGCTGATTTAATACAAATGACTCATTTAAAACTTCAGCAAGTAATAGCACGAACTGTACCGGATGGTGTATATATAGATGCAGATGGATTAAATGAAGTAGACCTTGGGACAGGAAACGCTTACAATCCGGAAGATGCATTACGTTTGTATTTTCAAACAGGTTCTGTTATTGGTAGAAGTTATACTCAGGATGGAGAGTTTAATCAAGGTAGAGTTCCGATTAAAGAAATTTCTAGTAGTTCAGGTGCCTCTAAAGCACAAATGTTAATTGCTAACTATAATCATTATCTAGGAATGATTAGGCAAGTAACAGGTTTAAATGAAGCTCGAGACGCAAGTATACCTGACCCTAACTCTTTAGTAGGTTTACAAAAACTTGCAGCACTAAACTCTAATGTAGCTACTCGTCATATTCTTGACGGAGCACTATATATCTATAGAAGTGTAGCCGAAGCTTTAACTTACAGAGTAGCTGACATTCTTGAGTATTCAGATTTTAAAGATGACTTTATAAATAAGATTGGTAAATACAATGTAAGTATTTTGAATGATATCTCAGACTTATATATATATGATTTTGGAATCTTTATTGATGTAGCACCGGATGAAGAGCAAAGACAACAGTTAGAGCAAAACATCCAAATGGCTTTATCTAAAAATGATATAAACCTAGAAGATGCAATTGACATAAGAGAGTTAAAGAATCTCAAGCTAGCGAATCAATTATTGAAATTGAAACGTAAACAAAAAGCAGAACAAGAGCAGAAAATGAAAATGCAACAGCAACAAGCTCAAGCTCAAGCTCAAATGCAATCACAACAGATGGCTGCACAAATGGCAATGCAAAAGTCACAACAAGAAATACAAGGCAAGATGCAACTTAAACAAGCTGAGATTGCTTTTGAAATAGAAAAGATGAACAATGAAGCTGCATTGAAAAGTAAACTAATGGAAGAAGAGTTTAATTATAATCAACAGCTTCGTGGTATATCAGAACAAGCGTTGGCTTTTAGAGAAGGAGCAAGAGAAGAAGCTAAGTCTAAAAGAATAAGCCAACAAAATACTGAACAATCTAAAATGATTGCTCAACGTAAAAATAATTTACCACCTCAAAATTTTGAATCAAATGAGGATAGTCTAGACGGATTCGACTTGGCAGAATTTGACCCTAGATAGTAAATAATTTGAACGAAAAATATTTATTAACTTTGTATAAAA